CCGTTCAATACAGCACTAGTTAAAGTTTTGTTTGTAAATGTTTGAGTTCCAGTAAGTGTTGCTACTGTTGAGTCAATCGCAATATCGTTTGCATTAGCTGTTATACCAGTACCACCAACTACATTTAATGTTACATCACCAGACGTACCACCACCTGTTAAACCATCTCCTGCAACTACTGAAGTTATATCACCAGTAGGTACTGTTGCTACCTGAGCATCAACATAAGCCTTAATTGATTGTTGTGTAGCTAAATGAGATGCAGAGTCAGAGGACATATTATCTTCATCTTTTATAGATGTACCTGATATTGTTCCATTTAATACTGCAGAAGTTAAAGTTTTATTTGTAAGTGTTTGTGAACCTGTGAGAGTTGTAACAGTTGAGTCAATAGCTACTGTTAATGTGTTGCCTGAACCAGAAGTATCAATACCTGTTCCACCTGCAACAGTCAATGTTTCACTATCTAAATCAATAGATAATGCTCCACCTGAATCACCTTGAAAATCTAAATCCTGTGCTGTTACCTGAGCATCAACATAAGTTTTAATTGCTTTTGCTGAAGCTAAAGTTGTATCTGTCGCAGCTACTGAAGTTAAGTCTGTATCAAGAACACCCGATTTAAGATTATCTACTTCAATATTAGATACTGTATTATTATCAACATCAATTGTTTTATTAGTTAATGTTTGTGTGCCTGTCAGTGTAGCTACGGTAGAATCAATAGCAAAAGTTACAGCATTACCACTACCACTTGTATCAATACCTGTACCACCTGTAAATGTTAGGGATTCAGAATCTAAATCAATACTTAATGCACCACCACTATCTGCTTGGAAATCTAAGTCCTGAGCAGTGACTTGACTATCAACATAGGCTTTAATAGATTGTTGTGTGGCAAGAGCCGTTGCACTATTCGAAGCCATATTATCTTCATCAAGTATATCAGTAATAGTTGTTGTAGGTAATGATAATCCGTCTGTTGTTATTGTACCATCGAAGTATGCATCTTTAAACTGTAAAGAACCAGTACCTAAATCAATATCATTAGTGGTGACGGGAACAATAGCACCATCTTGAAATCGAAACTGTTCTACAGGATTAGAAGATACCTCAACAAATACACCAAAGCGATTGCTTGATGTGTCTACGAGTATTTTATTATTAGCATCACTATCAGCAATAAGAGGTACGTAACCACCTTCTGCTGTTGTGCCATCGTGACTGTGGCCTGTACTGGAAGCAAAAGCAGATTCTAACTGATTAAATTCGTTATTAAGATGCGATGCCTCAATAACGGAACCGTCAGTAATATTGCCTGATTCCTGTCTAGTATATGTTGTTCCCATTTATCTTCTACCTCCTGGTATAAATTCTAATTGATATCCTTTAAATGATATTGGTGGATTAGTGGACTGTTCTTCAACACGTAATGCTACAGTAAAACCACTACCTTCTACTGATTGTCTAACTAAGTTAGCACCTGAAGAACCATAAACTGCTGTTCCATAGGTTGACACAGATAAACCATAAACAGCTATACCTGCACCTGTAGATAAAGAATATGCTGAAGGTTGTGGTATATTAGAACTATCAAAGTCATATCTTACTTTAAAGTTTGTATCCACATTACCTTCATTTTCATAGTTCCAAATAACTCGTTGCATATTTTTTCTAATACCTGGGTCACCCATTGTAACGTCAGGTGTTCTAAAAAATGCATTAATTGTTACAGTACTGGCTGCTCTAGTAAATACATTTCCTGATTCTTGTTGATAAATATATCCATCATATCCGCCTGATATAACAGTCTCTTCACCACTAATAAAATCAGAGTCACAGCTTGATACTTTAATTCCTTGAGTCTTTGAATACTCAAAACCTAATTGGCCTGTATTAGGATTATTCTTAATAACAGATATCAATCCTTCTGATGAATTTTCATTTTGGTCAGCACTCGTAGGATAGAATATTCTATATTGTGATTTATTTCTAATAACAAGAGAATTAATATTGTGTGTTGTAATTTTATCCGTTTCTTCTTGGACTTGTTTGGAAATAGTTCCCAATTCAACGTCACCAATTCTGTCTGTACCTGCGATAGTTCTTAATCCATCAGGACCTAAGAATATAATATCACCTGCAAATTCCTGAATACTTCTACCATCTCGACAACCAATTTTTCTAGTAACAGGTTGTAAAGTAAAGTTAGCGTAAGAATCTCCTAGTAATTTAAATATTTCATCATTACAAAATATAAATAAATTTTCACGGAAAACTTTAAGACCAACAATAGGAGAGTCTACTCGTATCTCACCACCACCATTAGCTGTTGTAAAGTCATTAGTACCGAAAGGTGGCATAAATTTAATTGATTGTGAATTACTAGAATCACCTGAAAAGAATATATGATTCTTAAATACTTCTACAAATTTAAAATTAGCACTACCTGTAGCATTAACATTGGTTATAGAGTAACTACTATCTACTATTCTTGGTGTGGATGTTCCTGAACAAATAACAATTTTATCTGTACCATCAAAATTAAATTTTCTAAATTCATAATTAACAGTAGGTGTTCCTAATCCTGTAATTAAACTTGTCCAACTTCCTGAGCCACTTGAAGCACGGTGAATACTGCCACCTCTACCTGCTAATACAACATCATTAAAAATAGCAGAAAAGACAACACGTTCACTAGAAGAAGCGACTTGAGGTACAATGTTATTATTAAACTTTGTTGTACCTAATATTTTTTTATATCCACCTTCAATGTCAGGTTCAAAGTTAGTTAGTTCTAACGCTTCCCCTGGTTGCATAGAGAAAACATCTCTGTTTAGTACGAGGCCTCCTCCAATACTAGCTGTAAAGGGTTGTGTCTGAGCCATATTATATTACCGTCAATACTGATGTGTCGCTTGTTGTTCTGTTGCTTGAGTTTAAATTTACTCTTGTATCTTTGACATAATCTTGTTTATTAAGGACTTCTATTCTTATTCTTTTTATACCTTCTTCATATTCAGCATTAGCTATATTTGCCATTGGTACATCATTACGTAATTTATATAAATAATATTTTGCTCTATTTACTACAGTATCTGCAAATCTATCAGGTAAATCTAGAGTATCTGTTGATGCTGATAAATCTGTATGTGTTTTATAATAATCATACTTAACTGTATAGGCATCGGTATCAGGTATTCTTGATAAACCAAATTTTAATGTATCAGGTGTTCGATAAACATAACTAGGTTTACCATACTGAGAATCATCCACTACAGTGTCTGATGCTAGTAATCCTTGTAAGAAAGCATCATAAGAAACATATTTTAAATATTGAGGAGTTTCACCTAAACTTACTTTAACATAATCTACATCTAAATTATTAGAAGAACTATTAGCTACACCAATATAAATGGTACTAGAAGTGGGCGTAAAATCTGTACTATAAATTGTACCATTACCAAAATCAGTAACGGTAATTGTTTGAGATAGTATTTCTGTTCCCCCTGATGTTGTACCAATTTTTAAGGTTAAAGAACTTCCTGATTCACTAGGGTCTAATACTCGTAAAGATATTTTATGTACTTCATTTTTTACAGCACTAATACTTTGTGTTGCTTCCGAAGCATTTAATCTTAATCTTCCATTACCATCAGAAGTATGAGAAGGACTTCCTGATACTGTTGTCCAATTAGATATATTACTATCAAATGTGGGATTGGTAATTCTTTGTGTTGGTGTTAATCGAAAAGAACTAAAGTTAGCTTTTCTAAATGCTGTCGGAAAAGTATATTCTTGTTGACCTGCATAGGTTACTTGAGAACCTTCAACATATAGCCATGGCCATTCTACTTCAGAATTATATAAATCATTAACTGCTTTGTTAATAAATCCTTTAACAGCAGTTTGTACTCCTCTACTAGTTCCAAAAGAAGCAGATGTTAATTCTACTTCATTTAGTTCTCTTAGGACATCATTAACTAAAGTGAGATATGTTGTTGTTCCAGCCATTGTTTTTCCTCTAAATAATTTGTAATTCTATCTATTTCTTTTTGTGTCATACACATGACAACACTTTCTTGAATTGTTTCTACAGGGAATTGTAGTTCAATACTTGCTTTTAAATAATCTTGTTGTTCTTTAATAAAATTATCACAAGTTTCTATTTCTAAAAAATCACCATATTTGTATTGCATTACTCTAGGGTCTTTTTCCCCTACCAAGAGAATAACTAATAC